ATCCACGGCTTCGTCTCGATGTAGATACTCATCAGCGGCATCGGAATACACGATGCCATTCTCCTCCAGATAACTATCGTGATACGCATTATCGTTTACATAGATGACATGCTCTTGATATATCCAGTCATCACGACCGTGTCGACTAACCGCCACCACATACCTTCCGTGGTTTGTGCAACCGTGGCAGAGATAATGACCGTAATAATCTGAGTACTCCCAGTCAAGGTCATCTGGGTCGTCGACATCGACATCGGTGTTACACCCCTCGCAGTAGGCTGTGCTAGGTTTGCGTCCATACACACCTCTAGTATCGGAGCAATAAAAGTCATAGTCGCCTGAACTATCACAGATGACGAACCCCGTATCTGTAAGTTTTACCGTCTTTCTGTCGCCATCGATATACGGCAGGACATATCCACTGTCGTCGTCGTCGGCGTCTTTAATCTCCAGCAGTCGCGCACCAACAGGCCAACTGTTCGCTATGAAATACCCCATGAGTTCTAGCCTGTCCCGCAACGCGCTGGCTTCTACGCCATAGACACGGACAAAAGATTTAGACGGCTCGTGCACGATAGCCCGAGCAACATACGGCGTGTCATTGCTGAACGAATCTGTCATCCAGACGATTCTGAACTCACCGCTCGCATACACTTCGACTGGGTGGTAGTCCCCGACAACATCGAATCTGCTTACTGACCCAGTCATGCACGACCCACAAGCACCTAAATTGTCGTGCTCGTAGACACTACGAAAGTCCTCCCGTGTGTCCCCAAAGTGAATGTCGAACTTCTTCACCCCGTCTGCCATAGACCGAATGACCTCAGGCGCCAGCAAGTCCCCGTAAAACTTCTGAATATACCGCCCGACCCTCATCACCACTTGGCGATCATCTTTGCCATACTGAACCGAGGGTGTGTATGCAACCATGGTCGGCTCGTTCAGGGATATGTGCGGCATATGCCACCACAACGACAGGTGTCGATTCTGTAAGTCAAGACTGCGAAACTGCTCGAGAAACAGAGGCGGTTGATACTTGCTAGTATTGAACCAGTGATACTCGCGCCATATCCAAAATAAATCATCTGGCATCATGGTTTCGAATATCGGCTCGAACTTCTCCCAAGCATCGTCGTTCGAGACCCAGTCTGTGATGCAATCACCGAGCCTATCCTTTAGCCACTCCGTTTCGCGTAAGTCGGATGGGATGCTTGAAGTCACCTCGTGGGTGTCGGCAAGTTGCGTGAGCATATTCGTGTTGGGTACGCCCGCCAGACCTGCACGATCCCGCAGCATCGCCAAGTCAATTATCCAGCCGTAAGACTCTCGGTTGCCCCGAATCAGATCGAACACGCCTTCTTTAGTCTGAATTTTCATGGCTCCTTCTCCTTTCGTTTATTTAAGTTTGTTCACAGTCAGGGTGAACTCCTGCCACTCGCTGCGCCCCTCGTTCATATCTAGTATGCGTTTGGTGCGCGGTCTAAATAGTGCGGCGAATGACTCCTGTGTGACTGCCGTGCAGTCTGGTCTGCTTGGCTCCTTGGGTAGGTGCTTGGCAAACTCTTTTAGTAGTGCGGCTTGCTGTGGTTTAAACATGGCTACTCTCCTTTATGTGGGGGATACCGCCCCCTTCGGTTTTGGGACACCTGTCCCAAAATCTATTTCGAACCTGTCTCGTATCTCAAACGGCAACGCTCTGTGCCGCTCGTGTAAATCGTTTGACATATGGGCATCGACTAACTCCTGCCATGTCTGCGGGGGGTTTTTACCCAGCCGCTTGTGTTCGCGTAGTTGGTTGCGTACCTCGTTGAGAATGGCGCGGTATCGGGTGATGAAGTCAAAGCCTGCGGTTTTACATGGGTCGCTCAGGCTCACGGCGGTGCGTATGTAGTTGCGTTTGTTTGCCAGCACTTTTAGGCGGGCGCGAATTTGGTTGTCCAGTTCTTGATAGCAGACGGCGAACTTTTCTCCTCGGGCGCGGCGCAGGGCATCGGCTTTTGCTTGGGTGTTTTTATGGCGCAGGAGTTCGACTAGCCCATCGATGACCTCGGGTGTGAGGAGCGGGTACTTGGGTGCGTAGTTTGTCAAACGCTTGCGGTACTCCTCGGGCGATTCGTACTGTTTGACAATCACGAGGTTGCAGAAGGAGGGGGTTGCTTTTTTCATGGTGTGCTCCAAGTGTAAAAGGTTTGACAGGTCGTGTCCAGTGTGTCCACCAATTCAGTCCAAGTGTCCAGCAGTGGTGGTCGGCTGGAAGCCTTATGGGGCTTGGATTTGATCTCTACCAGTACGGCATGACTACTAGAATAAATATAAAGCAAAGGCAGACTAGAAAGAAGAAAGTTCGTCCACTTATAGAGAGAGATATATATAAATATTATTAAATATAAATATATGTAGTCATGCCGGACTGGTGGACGCTGAATCGTTGTGGGGCTTGGGTTTGCGCTGTCCACGGGTGGTGGACAGTAGGACTGAATCGGTGGGACAGGTGGACGCACCCTTATAAACACTGGGCTTGGCGGCAACACCCTTGCCAAGCCCCCTAAACGGCTCAAGAATCGGTTGACGATAGTTCCATGTAGGTGGGGAACCATCGAGCCTTGGGAGGGCTTCCTGTGCGTTTCTGAGCCTTGTATGAGGCAAGTTGTTTGCGTTCTATCTCTAACTTGTAACGCTTGGGTGCGTACTCGGCGAGTATCTGCTCGCGTGTTTTCTTCTTTGACATGGCTTACTCCTTTCAAGTGGTTTGGGACAAGTGTCCCAAAAAGAAAAGGGGTGTCCCTAACCGCTGAACACCCCTCGCTCGCACAACTGCAACGCTGTGAAACTGTCAAACGGAAGCGAGGAATCGCTTCTGCTCTGCCTTACTCAATGCCTCGAACGCCTTGAGCAACTTGGCAACGGCATCAACCTTCTGTTTCTTGGCTCCGCCTCGCCCGTCCTGTGCAACCTTGTGATACTTGGCGATAGTGCGGTTCCATTGCTTCTGTGCTGCTTCATGACGATTACTGCTAACTGCCTCCTCGCTCGTGAAGAAGCGATACCCGCCATTGCTCGCCTGACTGACAAAGCAATCATAGTGAACCGCATGAGACTCTGCTAACTCCGCAATGTCCCCCGTAGGCAAGAAGCCGCCCCGAAGCCTACTAAGCAATGCCTCGCTCAGTTGATTACCTGCCTTGAGATAGCCGAGGTAAAGCGCACTAAGTGTTTTTTGGTTCTGCATGGTTCTTCTCCTTAAGAAGTTTTTGGGACAGGTGTCCCAAAAACAAAAGCCCCGCAACTGGCGGGGCATCAGATCGGCTGGCAAACCCAACCGATACATCTATTATACCACGGCAGGGTTTTTGCTTCTAAGCCAGCCGAGCAGTTTTGGAGTTTTGCAGACCCCACCGTGGTGGTATCCCCCCTTTTTTGGGTGGGGCTGGGCGGCGGACAAGATCACTATTCCGTAACCACTCCAAAAAATTTTGTCCAACTATGTCTAATAATAGACAACACATATCTAAACAAACCCGCGCTAAACTCGGCGAGCCATGCAAGCCAATCCCTACAAAATCCAAAAAATAAAGCTGACAGATACCGCAGCAACCAAGGCCATTGTGCGCCTACACAAGCAGTGCTTCCCCGAAGACGACGTACTCGAACCCACTGAAGGCTACTGGTGGGTTGTCAAATATCAGACAGATGTGGTAGGCTTCGCCGCGATGCGTCGTTCTACCCGATGGAGTGACACGGGATATTTGTGGAGAGCAGCAGTTGCACCGCTGCACAGGGGCAGAGGAATACAGAAGCGGTTGATTTTAGTTAGGGAACGGATGGCGCGCCGCCTAGGTTGGGCGTACATGATTAGCGACACAAACCAGAACACACAAAGTGCAAACAACCTCATTAAAGCCGGATACAGAATGTACGACCCCAAATGGCCATACGCCTTTGAAACAACGTGCTACTGGAGAAAGTACCTTGGACAAAAAGGAAAGAAAGCGAGAGCAGAGTAAGAAGTACTACGCAGCAAACAAAGAAAAAATACTCGAGAAGAAAAAGAAAAGACGCGCAGATTTTCCAGAAATACAAAAAGCCGCCGCCAAGGCGCACTACGAAAACAACAAACAGAGCTACATAGAACGCTCGGCAAACCGAAAGAAGTCACTAAGAGCAGAGTGGGCAGCGTTTAAAGCAACGCTATCTTGCGAAAGATGCGGGGAGAACCACCCCGCGACATTTGATTTTCACCACGTGGTTAGAGACAAATCGAATGAGAAGGTGCACAAGCTGGTCGGTAACGGCGCGTATGCGCGGGCCCTTGAGGAAATAAAAAAGTGTATTGTGCTGTGCGCCAACTGCCACAGAAAGCTGCACTACGAGGAAGAGCTGGAAAAGAAACGGGCTAAAAAACCTAAGAAAAAACCTAGCAGTTCTGTCAAAGTTTAGACATACAAAGGTAAAAAAACCCCCAGCAGCGCTGGGGGACAAAGTGGGATCACCCACCAAGAAGGAGAAGTAACCATGAAGAAAGTCTTCACAAGCTACAGATAGCGAGTATACACTGTAAAAAACGGAGCGCAAGTGCTAGATCACTTAATTGAATTCACTCCCGAGGTGCTGACTAATCCGGCAGAGGTGGTTGTTACTGTCGAAAAAGCGACACCCAACGAAATGTTTAATGCTCAGGTCGCTACGTCGGACTGGATAAAGTCTTTGGGCGTAGAAGACGATGAAGAGATGCTGGATGTGGCGCAGACATCGGCAGCGCGGGAGGCATTTGTTGCGCTTACAACTAATACAAAGCCAAAACAAGTCAAGGATTTGCTGTTAAAAGTAGAAACCCCTGAGGCAGTTCGGCATGTCGTAGCTATGTTGACCGCGTATGATTGGGAGTTTGTTAACCAAGCTAAAGAATTGCGGGGGATGGCCGTTGCAAAACTCGTGGAAGAGACGAATCACCCCGATGCAAGGATCCGGCTGCGGGCTATCGAGCTTCTGGGAAAGGTCACGGAGGTCGCCCTCTTCACGGAACGTATGGAGATTAAGAAAACTGACCTTACAGACACTGAACTCGATGCGAAGATTAAGGAGAAGCTAAACCGCCTAAACAATGTCATCGACATAAAGCCTGAAGACGTGCAAATAAGCGCAAATGACCAAGCAAGTGAGTGAACAAGAGCTGCAGTTATTGTTGTCTACGATGACAACGCAAGAGAAGTTAGATTTTCTAGAGGCTCTGGATGAAAAAGAAAAGAGAACGCGCATAGTAAATGCGCAAAACAGCGTAATTTCGTTTGCTCAGGAGGTATATCCCGGGTTTAAAGAGGGGGCGCATCACAGAAAGCTGGCAAAAATATTTGATGACGTGCTGTCGGGTAAGAAGAAACGGGTAATTATTAATATTGCCCCGCGTATGGGTAAGTCTGAGTTTAGTTCTTATCTGTTTCCGGCATGGTTTCTGGGTAAATATCCAGAGAAAAAGATTATTATGGCTACGCACACCGCGTCGCTTTCGGAAGATTTTGGTCGCAGAATAAGGAATCTTATCGATGCTGATGAGTACAAAAGAATATTTCCTAACACAACTATTGCCGAAGATCAAAAGGCAGCTGGCAAGTGGAGTACATCACTTGGGGGTCAATATTACGCCGTCGGTGTTGGAGGTGCTCTTGCAGGTCGTGGTGCCGACCTGTTCGTTATTGACGACCCTCATTCTGAACAAGATGTAAAGACAAATAGTAGGCTGGCGTTTGATAACGCTTGGTCTTGGTTTCAGACTGGACCGCTGCAGCGACTTATGCCGGGCGGTGGAATAATTGTCGTGATGACTCGGTGGTCGCTGATTGATCTAACTGGGCGGCTGCTTGATTTCCAAACAAAAAACCCCGACGCAGACACATGGGAGATTGTTGAGCTGCCTGCAATTCTTCCATCTGGTAAAAGCCTGTGGCCAGAGCAGTGGCCTGTTGAGCAGTTGCTAGCTAAAAAAGCGGGGATGGATCCACGCTACTGGAACGCGCAGTATATGCAGGACCCCACGGCAGAAGAAGCGGCTATGGTTCGCCGCGAGATGTGGAAGATGTGGCCAAAAGACAATCCACCGAAGTGCGAGTTTATTATTCAGTCTTGGGATACGGCCCACGAAACCAAAACAACTTCGGACTATAGTGCCTGCACTACATGGGGTGTCTGGTATAACGAGGAGGAGGGGGACTCGCCGCATCTGATACTGCTCGATGCATTTAAAGCACGGATGACTTTTCCGGAACTAAAAGAATCGGCGCTTAAGCACTATAAGGAGTGGGAGCCTGATGCGTTTATTGTGGAGAAAAAAGCGGCGGGTGGACCGCTGATTCAAGAATTGCGTAGGATGGGTATCCCAGTGCAAGAGTTTACTCCCAGCAGAGGCAATGATAAGATTGTGCGCCTTAATGCAGTATCAGATTTATTTGCATCTGGCAAGGTGTGGGCTCCAGACACTCGGTGGGCGCGAGAGGTAATAGAAGAAATTGCGGCTTTCCCAGTTGGAGAACATGACGACTTTGTAGACACAACATCGCAAGCACTGTTAAGATTTAGACAAGGCGGATTTATTTCGCTAGACTCTGACCAAGTTGATGATGCGCCGATGTGGCGGGCCCGTAAGGCTGCTTACTATTAAGGACTTATATGGCTGTTGATAAATCTCTATACAAAGCCCCAGTCGGAATAGCCGAAGAGGCTGCCGCTCTTGAGGGTGAGCCAGAGCTTGAAATCGAAATCATCGACCCGGAAGAAGTAAACATCAAAATGGGCGATATGGAAATAAGCATCGATCCAGATGCAGAGCCCGATTTCAGTATGAACCTTGCAGAAGAAATAGATGACGGGGAGTTGGAGTCTCTGTCTGGCGATTTGCTAGGGGACATCCAAAACGATATTGATTCCCGTAAAGACTGGGAAGAGGCATATAAAAATGGCCTTGTGCTGATGGGCTTGAAGTATGAAGAGCGCACAGAACCGTGGGATGGGGCGTGCGGTGTGTTTCACCCGATGATTACTGAGGCGGTTGTGCGGTTCCAGAGTGAAACCATTATGGAGACGTTCCCCGCGCAAGGCCCCGTCAAGACGCAGATTATTGGTAAAGACAGCCCAGAGAAAGATCAGGCGGCGGCCCGTATTAAGGCCAACATGAACTACGAGCTCACAGAGCGCATGACGGACATTAGAC